TGTCGAAACTCGCATGGAGGTTTCTGTCATGGCGCAGAACGTCACCACGGCGTTTGTTACCCTCTTCGACGCGGAGGTCAAACAAGCGTATCAAGCTGAGTCTGTTCTACGGGGTACTACCCGTATGCGGACCGGCATTGCTGGCAACACTGTCAAGTTCCCGAAAATCGGGAAAGGCGTTGCCACTCCCCGCGTCCCTCAAACGGACGTAACTCCCCTCAACGTGACCTATTCCCAGGTGACGGCAACGATGAGCGATTTCATCGCGGCCGAATACTCGGACATCTTCCATCAGTCGCAAATCAACTTTGATGAGCGCCGGGAGCTGGTCGAGGTTGTCTCCAAGTCGATCGCACGTCGCATGGATCAGATCATCATCGATGCTCTGAATGCTTCGTCTGGCGCTTCGACTGTTGACACCAACGTCGGCGGGTCCACTGAAACCGAAACCACGTCCAGCGACTTCGCAACTGTGAAGGCCCTGGTGCGCGGTGAGATCGACACGTTCATGGGCTTCCGCTTTATTACGATCGGTGATCGTGACGAAGGCGGTGTGCCGAAGCCGTCCACCCGGACTTGCTTCGCATGGCACATGGACGCTTGCGGTTATGCCGAATCGATGGCGCAGAAAACCGAAGTCAATTACATCCCTGAGAAAACCAGCTTCCTGGTCTCCTCGATGTTCTCGGCCGGCGCTGTTGCAATCGATGATGAGGGGATCGTTAAGATCTCCTGCACCGAAGCGTAAGGGGGCTGATAATGGCTTATTCTGCAACTGGCTTCTCGACCATCGCGGCATCGAAAAAGGGCAACAGCATTTCGCTCTACGCCTATACCACCGCAGATGCGATCGCAGACGTAAACACCAGCGGCTATTTCAACGCCCTGGCAAACACACTTGCTGTGGGCGACGTTATTTTCGCCCGCACTTCGACCGGTAGCACCCAGGTGCTCTCGATCGTTTACGTCGCCTCGAACGCCTCGGGCGTCGTGGACGTGACCGATGGCTTGACCATCACCGCGACGGACACGGACTAATCTGGGCGGGGCGGCTTCGGCCGCCCCCTCCTCCATCGTGAGGGAATAAAATGGCCGCTGGCGATACCGACGTTTCGATCTGCTCTGATGCGCTGGTAATGTTAGGTGCCGGCGTTATTTCTTCATTAAGCGAAGGCAGCCCATCAGCAACTGCTTGCGCGCGTCTTTATCCGGATCTCAAGGATACCCTTCTCAGCAGATATGATTGGACCTGGTCAGTCAAAAAAGTCCAGCTTGCGCGACTTGTGACCGCTCCTCTGAATGAATGGAAATACGCATATCAGCTTCCCGGCAACATGCTAACCGGCGTTCTTGCTGTGTTTGAAAGCAACAGCGATGCGGCCCGCTCGCTTAATTATGGCTGGGAGATCTACGGATCTCAGCTCTTCACGAACATGGAAACCGTCTACATCGACTACCAAGAGTCCGTTGTCGAGTCGTTGATGCCGCCGTATTTCGTGCGGCTTCTGCGCATTGCGATGGCGGCAGAGCTGGCAATCGTAATTACAGACCAGGTACAGAAAATGGAATATCTGCGCAGCATCGCGTTTGGATCTCCTGGCGAAAATGGGCGTGGCGGATTGTTCCGAGAGTCTACCAACATCGACAGCCGTGGCCGCCTCAGCAAGTCAATTGAAGATTTCTCCTTGATCCAGGTGCGTGACTAATGCAGATCGTTCGCCTTGCAACCAACTTTTCAAGCGGCGAGCTTGACCCGCTTCTGCGCGGGCGATCGGATTTAGCACAATACCAGAACGGGCTGGAGCGCGCAAAGAATGTTATGGTGCAGCCTCAGGGTGGATTGCGCCGGCGTGATGGGCTGCGCTTTATCAGCGACTTCACTGGCTTTACTGCCTTCAAGCTGATTCCGTTTGAGTTCTCGACAACGGACAGTTACCTCTTGGTGTTCGTCGCGGGCCGAATTTACGTTTACAAGGCTGGGATTCGCCAAACTAACATCAATGGATCTGGCAACGATTACATCACCGCGACCGGCTTAACGGCTGCTATGCTTGATGAGCTGGACTTTACCCAGGCCGTCGATACGTTGATCCTCTGCCATGAAGACCTGCAAACGAAGCGCCTAGTCCGCAACAGTGACACGTCATGGACCTGGGAAAATTTGCCTCTGGTCAACATTCCCAAGTTTGCATTTAACTTTCTGACGAATGAACCCAGGTTTACAATTACGCCTAGCGCGATCGCCGGCAACATCACCCTTACGGCATCAAGCACAACAACCGACACAGGCACTGCGCAAGCTGGGTCCAGTGATACCATCACGCTGAAAGCCGCTACCAGCTTCACCACTAATGATGAGCCCAACGGCATGTTCGTCGTGCTTACATCAGGCACCGGCGCCGGGCAGGCGCGGCACGTCGAGGACTACGTTGCCTCGACAAAGGTGGCCACGATTTATCCGGCATGGACAACCCCGCCGAACAACACAACCGGATACAAGGTAGTTCCTTTTGCGGAAGCGGCTGAAGGAGAGTTCGCCCAGGTCAAATCAGGCTTTGGCCGAGTGCGTTATGTAGAATACGTTTCGGACACCGTAATGAAGGCGGTAACTGTTGTTCCATTTTTCGACACTAGCGGGATTGTTTCTGGCAAGTGGGAAAGCGAACACGGTTATGAGCCCACCTGGTCAAGCACGCGGGGATGGCCGCGATCGGCGACATTCCACCAAAGCCGACTTTACTTTGGAGGATCTAAACAGCGCACCAATACTATCTGGGGTTCGCGGGTTATTAACTATTTCGACTTTGACCCCGGCACGGCGCTGGACGATGAGGGGCTTGAGGCAACGCTTTCGACTAACCAATACAACGCGATTACGCGGATCCAATCGCTATCAGATCTGCGCATCTTCACGACAGGTGGCGAGTTCGTTATCAGCAATAGCCAGGGTCAACCGATCACCCCAGCCACGCTTTTGGTGCAGCCGCAAACCCGCATGGGGGCGAAGGCCGGTGTGCCGATTGAAGATCTCAATGGCGCGTCTGTATTCGTTCAGCGCAGTGGTAAAACGCTGAATGCGTTTCAATTTACAGACTCTACTGTAAGTTACAGCTCTACGCCTCTTTCGGTTCTCAGCTCGCATCTGATCAAAGATCCTGTGGACTTGGCTATTCGTCGCGGCACCAGCACGGATGAAACGGACACGCTTTACGTCGTGAACGGCGAAGATGGCTCGATGACAGTTTACTCGATCTTGTCTAGCCAGGGCGTAATTGCGGCGTCTGAGTTTACAACCGGTATCAATGAGGACGATGAGTTTATCGCCGTCGCATCTGAGATCGATACTGTCTATGTGATCGTCAAGCGCACCATCAACGCCACGACTAAGTACTATCTTGAAAAGTTTGATCGTGATGCTTTGCTGGACAGCTCGCTCTATGCAACGGTCGGATCTGCCACGGCGTCAGTCGCAGTTAATCACTTGCCCAACACGCAGATTTGGGTGCGCGCTGATGGCTTGGTGCAAGCCCAGCGCACTGTGCCGGCATCAGCGCCCTACACCGTATCGATCTCGCCTTCAGCAGAAGAGGATTATGAGGTTGGCATAGATATCCCGGTTGAGATTAGGACCATGCCCCAAGAGCCTAGCTTGCCAACAGGCAGTTCGTTGGGTGTGCAGAAGCGGATCTTGCAGGTTGACGCGCTGGTCAAGGAAAGCCAGCACATGAATATCAACGGCAGCCTAATTTCGTTTCAGACAATTGGGACGGCGGTGTTCAACAATCCGATACCGGAGTTCACAGGGCGCAAGACGATCCACGGTCTTTTGGGTTATAGTGTCGAAGGGCAAATCACTGTGTCCCAAAGCTACCCTCTCAAGCTCAACCTCATTGCGATGGAATATCGCCTAAGCCTGGGGAATTAAGATGGTTCAGTTGGCATTAGCAGCAGTATCGGCGGGAGCTCAGATAAGCGCCGGCCGCGCGCAACGAAAAGCGTACAATGCCCAGGCGGAGCAAGCTAAGATTCAGGGGCGCAGCCAGGCAATCGCATACAAGCAGCAAGGCGCTATGGTCTTGCGCAACCTTAATGAATCCTTAGCGTCAACGATCGCGCTGGCTGGCGCCGGCAATGTGGATCCAACCAGCGGCAGCGCGCGGGTTATGCAAGAATTTGCCCGAGCCGAGGCTTATGCTGAATATGGCACATCGCTTGACAATGCTATCCTGGCAAAAGAAGGCGCTGCGGCTCAAGCTCAAATTTATCGAATGGGCGGCCGCGCCGCATTCTTGACGGGCGTCGTAAATGCGGCGGGAACGCTTGGCCAAGGCATCCAGCGTCAGCTCTCGTTGATGCCTGGCGCAACAGCACCATAGGGGTAATCAATGGCTCTTCAAAGATTTCGCAGGCTGGGTGTCCAAGCTGAAGCTCCGACGCGCTTGGACTTCTCGCCCATGCGGGAGTTTGC